CTTTTTTGCCTTCTTCACCTGATGGCTCTAAAAAGATTGACCAATCATCACCACCTAAGTTCATGGTGGTAGATATCTCGCAAGAGTATCTATCTTTATGTCTTTTTAACTCATCACCTTTTTTATAGATTCTTGCATACGAATAAGTTTCAGTTAGTTTTACACCTGACTCTTTTTCCATAATAGGTTTAACTTTTTGCAATAAAGTTTCCATAACGATATCTGAGTAATGTGAATAAGTTTCAGGTATTTGTTGATCGTTCCAAACTCCAAAGTATTCGGTAAATTGTGAGATGTATCTTTCATCAAACAAATGTCTTGCTACTGCTCTTTTATTTAAAAAGTATTGATAACAAAAATCTGCTAACTCTGTTGATATAGCACCTTTAATTACTTGGTATTTATTTTTCTTAAAGCTCATTTGAATGGATATCCTAAATTCCAACACACTAAGGAGTGTCGTATTCCTTTGGTTACTGGTTTGACTCTATGCCAAACAAAAGATGGAAAGATAATCACGCTACCTTTCTTTCTAATTTCTTCACATATTCTTGGCTGTGAGCCTTCGTCTGTGTTTCTAAAATCAAACTCTAAATCTCCGCCTTCATATTCATCAGGATCAGTTAAAGATACAGTCATGCTAAGTTTTCTATATTTGCCATGTATGTTTTGATTTTCAGGATTGTTGTAAGGTTCTTCGTAAGAGTCGCAATGCCAATCGTAAAACTGACCTTTCTTGTATTCGGTAAATTGACAAGCCTCTGACCAATCCCATTCAAAATTCCAACCAGCGTTATAATTTGCTTGATGGATGTAAGGTTGTATTTCTTTGTATATCCATCTATCTGACATCCATACAACATCAGACTTGCGTTTCTTTTGAATGTTTTTGAGTTCTAGTTTAGTTAAGTTATCTTTATTAGCGTTGCCTGTAAGAGCCATTTCTTTATTTTGCTCTTGACCATAACGAACTATGTCATCACATATTCTTTCAGGTATGGCTGATTGAAAGTACCAGTAATAGTATTTTAGATTCATCTTCTCTCTCTTAAGAGATCAGTATAGTTTAGATGTGGTTTAAAAGAAAGGTTGGTTAATTTGTCCAATCGCCAGCTTTTATTAGTCTGTAAACTAGTCTTAAATCCCAACAGCTTGAAGTTCCATCTACAAAATCAACCGATGGTTCTTTGGTTATAACTATTCCTGAACCGCCTGTTGTTGCGTGTCCATAACCTGGAATAACAGGTGTACCTGCTCCCCCACCTCCAACTGTGATTGTATATGGAGTATTTCCTACTACCGCTAAAGGAGATTCTGCTGATGCTCCTCCACCTGAAGATTCGCCTGGTACAGAGCTACGATAACCTCCAGCTCCGCCTCCACCGCCAAAGTCGTTAAATGGATTTGAGTCTTCACAAAAGCCTCCTCCACCACCACCTGTGTTTGCAGTTCCTGCTGAAGCAGTAGTTCCTGGCGCTCCACCTTGAGTGCTTCCACCATTACCTCCGCCACCTGGTCCGCCAGTACCAGTAGCAACTGGTCCAAAATAATAACTTGCACCACCGCCTCCGCCACCTCTAATGACAGGTGATCCAGTTATAGATGAGGCAACTCCTGCTCCACCACTTCCACTACTAATTGGGGATGGTACATAATTTCCACCAGCCGATCCTGCTCCACCTCCACCGCCTGCAACATCTGTTCCTGCGGTAGCTGCTCTTGCACCATCGCCACCAGGATATCCTTGGTTAGCTGTTCCTGCTCCTATAATGTTTCTGCCTGCACCGCCACCTGAGCCTCCAGGTTGGTTTGCAGTTGGATTTACTGCACCAGTATCTCCACCACCGCCACCAGTTGATGTTATAGTGGTAATAGGAACTCCTGCTATTGAAGAGTCTGAACCTCTTGAACCTACAGTCATACTTCCTGCATTAGTTCCTCCACCACCACCACCACCTGCGATAATTAAATATTGAATTTCTGTTGTTCTTGGTTGAGTGGTTAAAGTACCTGTAGAGTTAAAAGTAGTAATTTGCTCTGCTTGAGTTCCTTGTGATGTTGCTTGTACTGCTCCGATTAATCTAGGCATTTGTCCAATTCCCTGCTTTCACATTGTCATAAAGGGCGTTCATATCCCATACTCCTGAGGCTTGAGCTATCCCTGGTTCTTTTACAATAACGATTCCTGAACCACCTGAAACTGCTGGTCCAGGATTACCACCACCGCCACCACCGCCACCGCCAGTGTTAGCTGTTCCTGTTTGTACGCCTGTACCTCCTCCTGGGTCAGAGTTAGAGGCTCCATTTCCGCCTCCTCCTGCTCCGCCTGCTCCACCTGCTGCAAAACTAGCAGCACCTCCACCACCACCAGCATAAGTTACATCTGAGCCTGATATGGTTGAAGGAGAACCAGCTCCTCCTGCTCCACCTGTTGAAGCTTGACTGTCTTGACCTACAGCACCCGCACCACCACCTCCACCTGAGCCTCTTACTGGACTAGCCGCAGGATTACCGCCATTGTTTCCTTGAGGTGGGCTTACTGGAGGTGTATTACCTGCTCCCCCTGGAGATCCGCCCAGTACCATTCCGCCACCACCTGAACCACCGCTACCTCCTGCTGGAGTAAATCTTCCTGCTCCACCTCCGCCACCTGCGGATGTTATTCCAAATGCAGAACTATCGCTTCCAGAAGGTCCAAGACCAGCACCTGCTGAACCTGCTCCGCCTGCTCCAACAACTATTGGATATCCTGTACTAGCAGAAACTGGTTGTGAGGATATTTCTCTAAAACCGCCTGCTCCACCGCCTCCACATCCATTAGCGTTAGTATTATTTCCTCCAGCAGCACCGCCTGCAACACATAAGAAATCAAGTGTTGTGGTTAAGGCTCCTGTTGTAAGAGTTCCACTAGCGTTAAAAGTGGTTATTTGTTCAGCTTGAACCTGAGGAGGGTTATCGACACCTACTATTCCGCCATTAGAATTAGCCATGGTTAGACCTCATTCCATTGCAGATTAGTAGCATCCCATTCGTAATTGGTTGTTAAAACTGGATCGGTATTAAAATCATATGTTTCTCCCAACCATTTTTGATTATCTTCATCCCAATCTATTGATACAGGTTCTGAATCTATTTCTAAAACTGTTGGGTAAGTAACTGGTGCTTGCCAATCATCGTTAGAATCTAGTGACCAAGAAGGATAAGGTTGAGGGGATATAAATTTATCTTTTGATACATCATAAGTAAACCCTATACCTGCGTATTGTTTGCGAGCATTTCCATTATATGAAGTTTGTTTCCAAGCAGTTCCATCTTCTGAGTGTGGAACTAAGCCACTTACAAATGTCTCTGCTGACGAAGAATAGTCTCCGCCATGAGCGTTTACATCATCGTTGGATATTACTATTACTCGTAATACTTCGTTGCTTGAATTAAGTTCTGCAAAGTGAGCCATATTTGTACTCCTTAAGCGTCATCTAGTTCTTCGTAGTTAATGGTGTAAGTTAAATCGCCATCAGCACTTGCACCACCCTCTAGGATATCTCCTTCTTCAAGATAGATGCCTGAGTTCTTATCAATAAGAACTAAAGTAGCATCTGCTGGAACAGAGATAGTTGAAGCGAATAAAACTACTGAACCACCACTTTTAATAATTCCCATTGTTACATCAGCAGCGTTAGTGCCATCTATATTTGCAACAATAATGCTATTAATTTTAATTAACTTATCACTTGCACAAGTTAATAAATCGGTTGTTGTAGTAGTTGTTAAAGCTCCATTTATACTGTTAGCGTATATCGAAGTTACATTTACTAAATTTGGATTTGCCATAATATTGTCCTAATTTTATCCGAAAACCAAAGCCATTGCTATAGCTTTACCTGTTGTTGCTACACCTGAATTATCTATAGTAAGTGAAGATGCAACATTTAAATCTGTTAAAGCATTTACGACATTCGCTCCTGCTCCTCCGCCATCAGAATAAACAACTGCAACAGCACCGTTGGTAATTGTTACGCTT